TTGATATTGCAATACAACCAGTAAAAGCAATTGAATTTATATACATTCCACTTCGTATCAAGAACACAGGTGAAAGTTTAACAAGTTAATAATAGGGGGATAGGTAACTATCCCTTTATTTTACCTTTACAGATTTTTTTGTCTAGCATAAAAAAAAGGTAAAGCGTAAATATAATAAAGGAGCAGTAGATTATGGCAACACTTTCAAAATTTGGTGTACCAATAGACGGATCGACAGGAAGAGGCGGTATTCTTCAACCTAAATTAAAATATAGATTTAGAGTGAGATTTACCAACTTCGGTAACCTAGGAGCGTCTCCACTGCAATTAACACAACAAGTAATGAGTGTGACGAGACCAAAAGTCAACCATGAGGAAGTACCAATTCATTCGTACAACTCAATCGCTTACTCACAAGGTAAGCACTCTTGGGAACCAATCAACATTACTTTACGTGATGACATCAACAACAACATTTCTAAACTTGTTGGTCAACAGGTTCAGAAACAAATGAACCATTTTGAACAAACATCTGCGGTAGCAGGTTCAAACTATAAGTTTGGAACTAAGATTGAAATCTTAGATGGTACTAACAACACAGAGTTAGAACAATGGGATGTCGAAGGTTGTTTCTTGCAGAATGTAGATTATTCAGATGGCGATTACGCAGTATCAGAACCAGTACAAGTTATTTTAACTTTAAGATATGATAATGCAATTCACCAGGCACCTAGTGACACTATCTTCCCACTAATATCCGTTGGTCTTGGTGGCACGAACTTATAATAATCTATAAAGTAGGTTAGATGTCCGGTATAGTTTTAAAACCAGCTAATAGAGCCGCTCAACTTTACGTTGGCGGCTCAGGCGTTCAACAATCAGTAAGACAACAGCACCAGTACGTATTGGTATACAATATGTACCCTATAACTTTTACAGATCCAGATGATTTTCTATCTGAAAAGTTATCTTACCTAAAAGAATTCAAAGACAGATTGCATTTTTTATGCAATACAGTCGATGGCCCAAAATTTCAAATACAACAAGACGTATTGAATCAGTATAATAGAAAAAGAGTAATTAATCGTAAAGTAGATTATGATCCTTTAACAGTAAGAATGTATGATACTGTTGACGGGTTAGGAATGAAGTTTGCAAGAACTTTGTATGAATTTGAATTTCAAAATGCAAGATTATATAAAACAAAGGCAGGTGGCGCAGATTTAAATCATCAAGAAGATCACAACTACAATCAATCGGTATTAGTACCTAGTAGCAGATTTGTTGATTCTCATCATTTTGGAATACAATCAAAAAAATATTTTCATAGACTGTTAAAAAGTATAGACTTGTATCAGATGGCAGGTGGCACATACAGTAAAGTTAGAATGATACACCCTAGAATATCTAGAATGGATATGGATACGTTCAGCTACGAATCATCGACGCCAGTTAACATTAGTTTAGCTTTTACATATGAGAATCTAGTATTCGAAGAGACAAATGTCAAACTAGATGGATCAGATCCAGAATATGCTATTGACACAATGATGTCAGAGTCAGCCGACTTTGAAGACTTTGTGCCATCGACACAATCTGATGACGTAGCTCCTTCGATTACTAAAAAGAAAGATGAATTAATGGCAGGAGCCAAAGACTTTATTAATAATCTTAAAGAAGGTGGTAATTTTCCACCGAGCTCTGCCAAGTCAGAAACTACAACGACAGATACACAAGGTTTAAAACCGTTTAAAGGAACTTTAAAATCTGGTGAGAAGATAAGAAACATAGATGGTAAATCATATGTGGTTCCCAAAGGTGGATCTAACGCGAAGTCTTCAACTAAATCTGTAAGCAGTAAATATATAGTAGGTTAAAATTATGTCAACAAAAAGACCAAGTACACAGATAATAGAAAACTTAGGTGGCATCAAGCAAGTAATAAGATCACTTGGTAACTTTACGAAAGGTCTTGCAGGCGGCTCACTGAATTCACAAAACTTAGAAGCCTCGAGTTCTTTAGAAAATTTAAATTTAGGTATACCTGAATCAATTGATGGACCGAAGTATGACGTTGTAAAAGGAATATTTCAAAAACACACAGACAGCGATAGCCTAGCAAGTGCTTATGCTTTATTGACACTAGACGCTATGAAAAAGTTTGAAGCAAATTTCGATGACCTTTTTGCAAAAATAGATGGAGAAATTACTTTTAGTAATCTTGGAGTAGCTTTATTAAACAATTATAGACCAAGCACTAGCCAAATTGGATTGACTAGTAAGCTGATTCCTAATAAATTTGTAGCACGTCACATAATACAGTAAATAGTATTATGAAGAAGTTTCATCAAGGAGAATACAAGCTCATTAACCCGCAGAAGTATGCAGGTAAAAGAAATCCAAAATTTAGATCTGGATGGGAATTAACTTTTATGAGAATGTGTGATAACCACCCGGCTGTGTTAAGTTGGGCAAGTGAACCTGTTAGGATACCTTATAGACATCCGTTTACAGGACAGTACACACATTACGTTCCTGATTTTATTATGGTATACAAAAACAAAAGTGGAACTAAGATAGCAGAGTTGGTTGAAATAAAACCAAAAAGCCAAACTCTTTTAGAAAAAGCTAGATCTTCGAAGGAGAAATCTGTTATAATATTGAATAGGGCAAAATGGCAAGCCGCAGGTGAATGGGCAAAAAGGAAAGGTATGCGATTTAGGGTCTTGAATGAAGACTCAATATATGCTATAAAGTAAACATGAATAAGAAATTAGAAAAAACATTTGACTTACCAAGTATGGAAGAAGTCTTAGAAGGTCAAGAACAAGATAACACAGAATCGAAAATTAACGACTTGGGACATGACACATCAAAATACAAGTCAGGTCCGGAGGATCTAGATCATTCTACAGCGGCCTCTCATGCTGAATTAGAAGAGTCAACTGAAAATGAAGTTGCTGATCAAAATGAAGTAATAAAAAGGGCATTAACTACTGCCGAGAAGATTGACAAAGCGTTACCTCAAGTTAAAGATCTACAAACTCATGATGTAGACATGGACAGTTATTCCGGTGAAGCTATGAAATCTTACAAAGAACTCATGGATCTTGGAATGAATTCGGAAGCCAGACACGCTGGTAAATTTTTTGAAGTAGCACAGACTATGATGAAAAATGCCATAGAAGCCAAGAATGCAAAAGCTGATAAAAAGTTAAGAATGATCGAATTACAGCTTAAAAAACAGCGGGTTGATCAGTGGGATAAACGAGACAATCCAGATCAAGATGTTATAGAAGGTGAAGGATATGTGGTTGGAGATCGCAATAAACTCCTAGATCAGCTAATAGAAAAGGTAAATCAAAACGACGATAAAACAGAAGACAAGGATAAATAGAATTATGAAGAGCTTTAAACAATATCTAGCGGAAGCAGTTAAAGAAATTCCAGTAAGAATTAAACTGGCTACAGACGTTAATGACGACATGATAGACTGTATTGAGGCAGAATTACAGCGTTATGACGTAGTGAGCGTAAGCAATCCAACTAAAACGATAATGCAAGAACACCCACTTGATTTTGGTACAAAGATCAAAAATCAAGAAGTTCATATTATCGATGCAGTTGTGAGAATGCCAATAAGCTTCGAAACATTTAGAAGAAACTTATCTGATAAGTTAGCAATACCATATGACTATGTTGTTGTAAAAGGTGAGAACGATCCTTTAGAAGGTGAGAATGAATTAGAAGTTAAAAGAAATACAGCAGATCCAGAAGATTACGAAACTAAAATAGGTCAAGATTACACTGACGAAGAGAAAGAAGTGGAAGCAGATCAATTTGGTGAAAAGCACAAAGAGAGTTTTTTAAAAACGTTAGCAGACAATAAAGAGAAAGATCCAGACAGAGCACAGGTTGATGTAGAAGGTCCTTTAAGTATGAAAAGACCAAAAGGTGAAGCTGATACTAGTCAGCCGAAAGAAGTAGATGCCAAAGCAAAATCTCCTTTCTCAAAAGATAACAGACCTGCAAACAATTACAGGAAGTAACGACATGGAGATCGTAGAGAAGAAATATGTACTTCAAGTTGCCGACTTAGGTGACTTCGATCTTGATGATGACAGAAGCATCGATTCATCGATCGCTTTCGAATTAAAACAAGCTGGTATTCCAGCAAAAGTACATGGTAACGAATTCACAAGAGATACTGTCGAGATAGAAACGTCGGCAACTTTAGACGAACTAAAGAAAGTATTTCAAGATGCAGACTTACCAGCGGAGATAGACATGAAAGAAGATGAGCAATACGTGAGAACAGGTCCAGGTCACTTCAAACAGGATGACTTTGTAAGTTCAGTTAAGAAAGCAAAGAAGTTCAAATATGTTTCAGCTAAACAAGGTGACAACGCACTTGCAGATGAAGATCAGCAAACTAAAACAAACGAAGCTGAAGAAAAACTCTACACAGAACTCAAAGAAGAGTATAGCAAATTTGTAAAAGGCCCTGAAGAAAAAAAAAGACTGAAAAATCAGGACTAGGCGAAGGTGATCAAGAAGTAAAATCTCTCATGAGAGATCAGTCAGCTGTATTTTCAAAATACAAAAGCGAATTCGAAAATAACGTAAAAAAAATACAAGATCCAGCACAATCTAAAACATCTCAAGGAGCTCCTTTTTCCATGAGTGATATGATTCTTAAAAAAGGCATAGACTCAACTTTTAGGTTAGGCAGAGGCAGAGCAAACTTTGGTAAAGTGGTACCTATCTCACAGGACGTTGATGCTACATTGACATCTGTGAAAAGAGCAACAGGATCAATTGGAGGAGTACTTCAAGTGGATGTGGACACAGTGGAAAAACTGCAAGACCTACTTACAAGAGTACCATCTGGAGAACCTTTTGCTAACATGGAAGATCTTATAGTGACCCAAGCAGACGTTTACCATTTCATGGCAGTAAAGAATTTAGTGCTTGATATTCTTAGAGGTCAAGCCACAGCAACCAGACTTGGTGGACTAGGCGGTGCACTCAAAACAGCGGCCGGTGACATTGCGAGAGCGGCAGGCGTAGAACAGTAAGCAAGGACTTCCTTGTGAACAAACTTGAAAAAACTAAACAAAAACTAGACACGGTATCGCCGTCATTTTGCCTGGCGAAATGGCAACAGGTAACAATACACTTGCAGAACGGACACACCCATAGCTGTCACCACCCACAGACTCACAAGATACCATTAGCAGAGATAGAAAAAGATCCATCGGCACTGCACAACACACTGCACAAGAAACAACAGCGTAAGATGATGCTGGAAGGCAAGAGGCCAGACGAGTGTGGTTATTGCTGGAAAGTTGAGGACACAGAAGGTGACCATTACAGTGACAGGGTCAAGAAGAGTGGAAACAGTGTTTGGGCGGAACCTTACTTTGACAAAGTGGCCACAAGCAAATGGGACCAACCAGTCAATCCTGCACAGATAGAAGTCAGCTTCGGTAACGTGTGCAATATGAAATGTGTGTATTGTAGTCCAGTGTTCAGCAGTGAGTGGTGGAGCGAAGTAAAGAATCATGGAGCATATCCCACACAGGACAGCTACAACAATCTCGAATGGATAGATGAAACAGAAAGAACACCTTACCTCAACAGAGAGGACAATCCTTATGTTGACGCATGGTGGAGGTGGTGGCCGGAAGCAAGGAAAGAACTAAAGACACTGAGAGTGACAGGTGGTGAGCCTTTCCTTAACAAGAACACTACCAAGCTGATACAGGACATCGAGAAAAATCCTTTACCAGAAATGAGGTTGGAGATAAACACAAATCTCAGTCTCTCATCTGACATAATAACCAGCAATGTTTTGAGGTTGAAGCACCTTAAGGAATCGGGCAAAGTCAAAGATGTCATGATACACACCAGTTGTGATTGTCATGGAGATCAGGCAGAATACATAAGAGAAGGAATGGATTACAACAAGTGGTATACCAACTGTAATATGGTGGTTAAAAGCGGTATATCCTTGCATATAATGGTGACTGCTAACTTGTTAAGCATTGACACCATGTACAAGCTAATGACGGACATATACGCTTTAAAACGCGAATATGGAGGTGTGTACGGCGAAGGTGTAACATATGGAGTTTCTATACTGCATAGCCCTAATTTTCTTAATCTACTGTCATTGCCGAAAACAGAGTATTGGAAGCAAAAATTTACAGACGTGTTTGAGTATGTGAGCGAGTCAGAACATACAGGAGTCAATGAGTTCAACTATGTACAACGCTTGATGAACTATTACAATGAGAATGAGTTGGACACAGTCGAATTAGAAAAGAGAATCAGTGACTGTAAAAACTTTGTTCATGAAATAGACCGAAGACGTAACAAAAATTTTACTAATACATTTACTAACTACAATTTTCTAATACAAGCCTAAAAAAGCATACATTTCGATTTAGCACATACATTTAAATATAATGATGTATAACTTACTAAAGACAACAGATATAAGAGTACTAGAAATCGAAGGTTCTTCATATTGCAACGCAGGTTGTCCATATTGTGCTAGACACTTGACTGGAACCAGTATTCGTGACACAGGATTTACCCAGACACATCTTGATTTAGATGTGTTTAGAAAAGTTACATCAGCCTTTGGAAATCACTCACGCAATGTGGAGGTCTGGTTTGTTGGAAACTTAGGTGATTCAATAATGCATCCAGGCATATTAACAATGTGGGAAATAGCTGTTAATGACTACAAGTCTTGTGAAATAGAAACCAATGGTGGATTGCGATCAAAAGAATTTTGGAAATACATGGGAGAAATTGGAGATCAAGCTAACAGAAGAAATGGCCACAAAGATAATAGAGTAACATTTTCAATTGACGGTTTAGAAGATACTAACGAAATCTATAGAAAGAAAGTTAATTGGAACAAATTAATGGACAATGTTAAATCTTATATTGATGCTGGCGGAACTGCCCACTGGAAATGGTTAACATTTGAACACAACGAACATCAAATAGATGAAGCAAAGGCGTTAGCAAAAAGTTTAGGCTTTAGAAGATTTTCAACGACACATTCTACAAGATATGCAGTACCAAAAGATACATCAGAATTTTATATACCTCTAGAACAAAAAGAAAGATCAGTAGGACTCAAATCAGATGTTTCAAATCTTGTTGAACAAAAACTGCAACAACATAATTTTTATAAAGAAGAAAAAGAAATAACCTGTAAAAATTTAAAAAAGAAACGAATGTATTTAAATGCAAAAGGAAGAGTTTGGCCTTGTTGTTGGCACTCGGCCAAATACGACAAGTATGATGACTTGCGATGGATGGAGCCGGATCTGATAAAGTATTACAAAGATGGATTCAATGATGGGGCTACAAGAAGTCTACAAGAAATTTTTAGTTCTCAAGCATGGGTAGATTTAACAGATAGTTGGGAAACATCTGCAACTGATAGAAACACACCATTTCAACTGTGTGCTAGAAAATGTACAAATGACAAATGGCAAGCCACTTGTGCTATAAGAGAACCTAGCCAAAATCTTCAAAAATAATTTAACACATCATATAAAAATTTACGTATACAATTAAATATTTTTATGCGTGACGAATATACATCGGCTTTTTATAACATAGTCAAACAGACACAGGATAGATATGGTTATGATTTACCTTTTGATATTGAGGTTTACGTGGTGATGCTTTTATCATCACGTGTGGACAAACCAGACTTCTTACCCAATGACAGTTTTGCTGAAAGTTATATGAAACTGAAAGGCATAGAAGCAAAAAACTTAGGTGATACCTGTTTGTTTACTATAGGCGTATTTCCTGAGTATGGCTTAAACAAAGGTTTGAATTATGAATACTTCTCAAACATTGGTAGATCTAGTTATGATATCGCAACATCTTGTTTAGATGATCAATTGTTTTCCGATTTAAGAGACCATTTTACATTTCTTTCCAATTTTATTAACGTCTGTGTCACTGATCAAGACAGGTTTGATGTTTCCGGCTTTCTAAGGAATCATTAAATACGCATATAAATACAGTTATGGTAAGAAAAAGTTTAGAAGGCAATCTCACAAAGAGAGCATATGCCAAATCAAAATACGACGACAAAAAGTTATTAGAACTAAAAAAGTCAGCGGACAAGGACAAAGGTTACTTGTATTTCATGGAGAAGTTCATGTGGATACAACACCCCACAAGAGGTAGGTTAAAATTTAAACCTTACAAGTTTCAAAGACGTTTGCTAGAAACATACAATGACAACAGATTCGCCATAGCAATGTGTGCCAGACAAACAGGTAAGACTACCTGTGCGGCAGGATTTCTTTTATGGTATGCGATGTTTAATCCAGATGTTTTGATATTGATTGCGGCACACAAATATCAAGGTGCAC